GGGCGCCCTGAACGTTCTAGGTGCTTCTCGGAGGACTCTGGCAAGAGCCCAACCAGACTGCGGCGCAGCTTCCCAGCTGACTTTGAATCCGCCTCGACGTACTGAGACGGATTACCGCGTTCTGCAAGGGAGAGACACTTGAGTAGTGCGTCCGGTCCATCCAGCAATGAAGCTGGTATGACCGACCGGGTTACAAAGCCCTTGACAAGGGGGCGATGCAACCTAGAACAGTCCCGCTCAGCGTTGTAGCCAAGGAAACTATGACGCCCTAACACAGGAGAGGTCTGAAGAACTACTGGAAGCGGTATAATCCGCTCCAATAGCATGTCCAGGTGGCGAGCAGTCTTCCACATCCCAGCGAAATATAGCTGGTTACGGAAACTCACTGTCGACACAATCTCCCGAACGTCCTGCTTGCTGGTAGGTAGTACAGTGCGCTGGCGGACAATACTAACGTCCTCTCCAGCGTAGTACTCCTTGCCACAAGACTCTCTGAAACTGCCAGACCAGAAAGTCTTGCTGGAATTGACCCGGAAGCCAAAAGCCTCCAGCTCTTCCAATACAAGCTCGACACAGTCTGTGGGGACAATGATATCGTCCCCATAGACACGCACCTGTCCCGCGTAGGATAAGATCTTCCTACGCGAGAGTGGGCTGCTGAGCCCTCGTTCCAAAGCCATGAAGACCACAGTAGCGAACACCATGGCCTCCAACGGGAACGTGAGGGCTGAACCCATAGACGCGAACTTGGCCAGGCGAATTACACCATGGCCAGGCACATCAGCCTTCCTGGACCTGCATGCGTCCACGAGTCTCCGTAAGGAGCCGTGGTTGCGTAGCAAGCCGAGTACATGCTGATTCGAGACTCTGTCGGAGGCCTCAGAGAGGTCAATGGTCGCGAAGGCTCCATTCCTAGAGCCCTCCTGAGCAAGACGCTGGTTAGGCATCTGCTCTGACCATCCGACAAGCTGTCGAGCGAAGTCATCCGCTTCGACGGCGACCCGGAATGCACCCAGTAGAGCCTGTTGCACAAATTGCATGCACGTAGGCTCGACTGCAATGATCCGGGGAGTTCTGAGCGTTTTAGGCACTGTAATGACCCTAACGGGTCGCTCAGCGCCGGGTTCGAGGAAGCGCAACTCCGAGAGATGAGAGTGGTACCTGGGACTGGATACAAGATGCTCCCCAGAAGGGAACACCTCTTCCAGTCTGTCAGTCCACTCTTGCTGCCGCCATTTTCCGTTTCCACGGAGTTGGTCAGCAGTGGCCCCGGGGCCATGCTTTGGGATGAACCGGCCGAGTTGGCTGGTTTCCCCGTCCACCGAGTAGACAAGTTCGTCCACAGCGGATAGAAGAGGAGCCCACAGCAAAGAACTGACGCGATTGAAACGGCGAATCCGATCTGGATCTGCCCGTGCGTCAGCCTCGCGTACTTCCTTCTCACACTCAATGTATCCTCCAATGGCGGCGTCCCGCCGTGCATCCGTGCACGGTAGGTCAATCTTGGCGAACATCAGCGTTAGCTGACGTACCGCCCAGATGTGCACCACAGAGGGTTCACTGAGCAGCTTGCCCGTACTAGAATCGAACACATGGCAAAGGAAACCCCTGAGAAATCTAGGGAGACCCCCGGAGCGCCGAAATCCGGCAAACCGGTTGGAGCCAACCTCACCCAGGTCGAGACTTTTTTCGAAGTCCTTCCCGAACTGAGGCAGGGTTATCGT